TAACGACACAAAGCGGGCCCTGTTTGGGCCAGCCTGCACAAAGCGCGAGCTAATTAGTACCAAACCTAAACAGACCTTACGGGGGCTAGTGCAACCGCGCCTGCATAACGTTTTGTTATCAGGGCCTACTAGGGGCGGTGAGGTTGCAGAGCTTGCCGAGCGTATCGGCCTACCACTTTTACCGTGGCAGCGCTTTGTCCTAGATGATATGCTTACAATAGATAAAAATAAACAATTTATTAGGCGTACAAATTTAGCAATATGCGCTAGGCAAAACGGTAAGACTCATCTAGCGCGTATGCGTATTTTAGCTGGCCTGTTTATGTTTAATGAGCGTAACCACATAGTAATAAGCTCTGCTAGGTCTATGGCCCTTACTACCTTTAGAGAGGTAGCTAATGCTATTGAAGATAGCCCTGACCTAAAGAAGCAACTAAAGAAAATACTCTATACAAACGGTAACGAGGCCATAATTCTAAAAAGTGGGGCTAGGTTAGATGTTAGAGCTGCTACCCGCGATAGCTCACGCGGCGCTAGCGCTGATTTTCTATTTATAGATGAGCTACGCGAGATAGACCAAGAAGCCTACGCAGCTGCTTTACCTGTAACCCGCGCTAGGCCTAATAGTCAGACCTTAATGGCTAGTAATGCTGGAGATGCCTTTAGCACTACGCTTAACGACTTACGCGAGCGCTGCCAAAGTAACCCGCCGCCGTCTTTAGGCTATTACGAATATAGCGCCCCGCCATTTTGCGCCCTAGATGACCGTAAAGCGTGGGCAGCTGCTAACCCGGCGCTTGGCATACTGATAACTGAGGAAACCTTGCAAGAAGCGTTAACGGTGCAGACTACAGAGCAATTTAGGACAGAAAGCCTTAGCCAATGGATAGATAGCTTGCAAAGCCCGTGGCCGTTTGGCTCTGTTGAAGATAGCAGCGATATAAACCTAAAGATGAGCCCCGGGCCGCTTACTGTTTTTGCCTTTGACGTTAGTCCTAGCCGCCGTGATGCCAGCCTAGTAATGGGCCAGATGCTACCTAATGGCAAGATAGGCCTAGCAGTACTAGAAACCTACAGCTCACAGGTAGCGGTAGATGAAGTTGTAGTAGCAGCCTCTATAAAAAAATGGGCTGACCTGTATTACCCGCGTTTAGTCTGCTACGACAAATACACTACTGCCAGTATTGCTCAAAGGCTACAAAATGCAGGGGTACAGACCCGGGATATATCGGGGCAGACCTTTTACACCGCCTGTAGTGATATGTATGATGCTTTAGTAAATGACAGGCTAAGACATAGCGGACAAGATGCGCTAATACAGCAAATGGCTAACTGTGCAGCTAAACAAACCCCAGATGCTTGGCGTATTGTTAGGCGTAAGTCTGCCGGGCCTGTAGATATACCTATTGGCCTTGCTATGGTTATTCACATATTGGCGCAACCTGTAGCAGAGGCAAAGGTATACGCCTAGACACGCCCAAGCCTAAACTCTGTACCTATACTTGACTTTTAGGCAATAATGCCCCAATGGGATTACTACAAACTATAGGCTTGCGTAAAAAAGACGTAGAGGCGCAATTATCGCCGCCTATTATGCAACAAACTTACGGCGCGGGCGTTTACAGTTTTGGCGGTTTATACAATACAAACGGCGTACCATTTATAGATAGAAACTTAGCCTTGCAAGTACCCGCGGTAAGTAGATGCCGTAACTTAATCTGTGGCGTTATTGCAAGTATAGATTTAGAGCTAATACAAAAAAGTACAGGCCGTAAATTACAGAGCCCTGTTTGGTTAGACCAACCGGACATAAGACAGCCACGCAGCGTTACCATAAGTTACACCGTGGACAGTTTACTTTTATACGGCGTGGCCTATTGGCGCGTTACGTCTTTGTATGAAGATGACGGCAGACCTAGCGGTTTTGAGTGGGTAGCTAATACCCGCGTTACAGTAACTACAGATAATTACGGCGATGAAGTAGATTATTACTCAATAAATGGGCAGCGCGTACCAGATAGCGGCGTAGGGTCTTTAGTAACTTTTCAAAGTTTGTTACCCGGGGTATTAGAAACAGGCGGGCGCACAATACAGGCCGCGTTAGATATACAAAAAGCGGCAAGCGTTGCAGCTGCTACACCTATGGCAACAGGATTTATTAAGAATAGTGGGGCAGATTTACCAGAGGCACAAATTAGCGGCCTACTGGCAGCGTGGAAAGCCGCGCGTAACTCACGCAGTACGGCTTATTTAACTAGCACGTTAGATTACCAAACTGTGGGCTATTCACCGAAAGAAATGATGTATAACGAGGCCTCACAGTATTTAGCAACAGAAATTAGCAGATTAATGAATGTTCCGGCATATTATATTAGTGCAGACCTCAACAATTCTATGACATATCAGAACATATTAGACGGGCGCAAAGAGTTTATAGCTTATTCATTACAGCCGTTTATAAGCGCTATTGAAAATAGGCTAAGTATGGACGATGTAACAAGGCGCGGTAATCAGGTGCGTTTTGCACTAGATGATACATTTTTACGCGCTGATACTTTGTCACGTTTGGAAGCTATAGAAAAAATGCTAAATCTAGGTTTAATTGATTTAGAGCAGGCGCAAAGTATGGAAGAACTAAGCCCAACCGGACTAACAGAGAGGCCCACAAATGCTATTAACGTTTAGCGGCAACATAGAGGCAGTAGATAACGGCGATAGGCGCACGATTAGCGGCAAAATTGCACCGTATGGAGAAGTAGGTAACACAAGCGCCGGGCGTGTAGTTTTTGCAGAAAACTCTATAACCGTGCCAGAGCCAAGCAAGATAAAACTACTTATGAGCCACGATAATTCTAAACCTGTAGGACGTATGCAAAGCGTTACCAGTAATAAGACCGGACTTTATGGCAGCTTCAAGGTAAGCGCTAGCACGCGTGGTAGTGATGCAATTTTGCTTGCACAAGAACAACTAATGGACGGGCTCAGCGTAGGTGTAGAGGTAGATGACTCACGCCAAGAAAAAGATTATCTGCTAGTTACGGCTGCTACCTTAAAAGAGGTATCTCTAGTAGAGAGCGCTGCATTTCCAAGCGCTGCCGTGTTAAAAATTGCTGCACAAGAAAACGCAGTAGATGAAAACCAACCAACAGAAACGACAGGAGAAACCGTGGATAAAGCCCCGGAAGAAATGGCATCAGAGGCAACATTTTTGCCAGACGGTGCGACAGTAACGCTAAAGAGCGTTAGCTATGAGTCAAAAGATGCCGAGGGCGTTACCGAACCGGTAGAGGCCAGCCGCAGAATTATTAAGCCAAGTGCGCTTAACTCACAAAGAGTTCGCACACCTATTACAAGCATGGGCGCATACACAGAGCATAAAATTAAAGCTGCTCTAGGTAATGATGAAAGCAAGCTATATGTAACAGCTGCAGATGATAGCTGGACTACAAACCCTGCATTTAATCCAACGCAATATCTAACAGAGTTTATTAGCAACACACGTTTTCCACGCAGCGCTGTAGATGCTTGCAGCCGTGGAGTTTTGCCACCTAAGGGCAACACAATTAACGTGCCTGCACTTGTAGACTCAAACGGCGGGCTAAATGGTGTAGCACCTACCGTTACTGTTGAGGCAGAGGCCGGCGCTGTATCTAATACAGGTATGGTTACAGAATATCTAACTGGAACTGTCTCAAAGTACAGTGGCATGAACACCCTCAGCATTGAGCTATTGGAACGCACGGACAATCCGGGCTTTTTTGCTGAATTAACACAGCAAATGCAGAACGCTTATATGAACGCAACAGACCAAGCGGTAATTAGTGCAATTAACGCAACAGGCTTTACTAGCACAGGCGTAGCAGCTACAGCGGCAGGTTTAATTTCTTACACCGCTGAAAGTACAGCTAACGTCTACAAAAACAGCGGCTACTTTGCACAGAACTTTGTAGGCAGCACAGGTATTTATAACTTACTACTAGGTGCAGTAGATACCACAGGCCGCCCAATTTTCAACGCTTACCAGCCAAACGCGGCAGCACTTGCTAACGCAGCTGGACAGGTAGCTAATAACTCTGTACGCGGTAACGTATTAGGTCTAGACCTTTATGTAGATAGATTTATGACCGCTGGCGTAGCTGATAACTCAGCATTTATTCTTGCGCCAGAGGCATTTACTGTTTATGAAAGCCCACAGGCTTATATGAGCGTAAACGTAGTATCAAACCTACAAGTACAGGTAGCTATTTACGGCTTTATGGCAACTATTGCCAAGATACCTTACGGTATCTGCCGCCTAAATATCGCTTAATAAATAACTAATAGTCTGGTAGGGCCTTAGCCCTTTGGCTCTACCAGACCTACAAAGAAAGGTACAAATATGCCAGCCACTTATGTTAACGCCGCTACATTGAAAGCATCTCTAGGTGTAGGCACTTTGTACGACTCTTACACTTGGATAGAGGACACCTGCCAGACGGCGCAAGATTTAATAAATGGTTTTCTATGGTTTGACTCTGCACCGGTAGTGGGAACTGCGTTAGTAAGTAACGTAGCTACCGTGATGATAGCCAACCCCGGCCTATTTACTACTGGCCAAACCGTCACAGTAGCCGGGGCTGGCACTACTTTTAACGGCAGTTATACAATTACTAGCACTTTACCTTTTAGCTCTGGTAGCACTAGCCTTTTACCAGCGTTTAATTTACAGCTTAACTATTACCAGTACCCACAGGGCTACAGCTTTATACAATATGCAAAAACAGCTAGTAATCAAAACTTTAGGCGCGTAGTACCTAGCGGCACTATGACCGGTGAAGATACAAAGACCGCTAGCTACGCTAATACGCCTGCTATAAACGCAGCTGCACTTATGCTAGCTGAGAATATCTGGACTAGCCGTTTTAGCACACAAAACGGCGGCGTGAGCGTAGACGGTTACAGCCCTAGCCCGTTTAAGATGAGTAATACTTTAATGGCATCTATACGCGGTTTGTTAGCGCCTTACTTATCGCCTAACGCTATGGTGGGATAATGACAGCCGCGATTACTACACTACGCAGCACTATAGCCGCTGCCTTAGCTAATAACTCTGTTTGGAGTACGTTTAGTTTTCCACCTAGCACAATAGTAGCTAACAGCGTAGTAGTAGCCCCGGCAGACCCTTATTTAACGCCTAGCAATAATAAGCAAGCGACTATATCGCCTATGGCTAACTTCAAAATTATTATGACCGTGCCTATGTTTTCTAATGAAGGCAACTTACAAGGCATAGAGGATACGATAGTGGCTGTGTTTGGTCTATTAGCCGCTAGCAGTATTGTATTTAATGTTACCGCTGTAACTGCACCTAGCGTTTTAACGCTACCTAGCGGCGACTTACTAACAAGTGATTTACAAATATCCGTACTAACGAGCTGGAGCTAAAATGGCACTAACAGATGAAGATAAAGCGTTTCTAATCAAGATAGGCCAAGAACTGCCTAAAGAGGTTAAAGAAACAAAGCAAAAAACAGTAAAAGACACAGAAACACCGACAACAGAAAACGAGGCATAACAAATGGCAATTTTTCTATCTAACGGCGTAGTAGTTACGCTCGCAAGCGTGGCATTATCTGACCACGTTACTAGCGCAACTATTAACCGTAGTTTTGATGAGCTTGAAGTTACAGCTATGGGCGATACCGCACATAAGTTTGTAAAAGGTTTAGAGGCCAGCACTATCACGCTTGATTTTCTAAACGATACTGCCTCATCTAGTGTACTACAGACTTTGCAACAGCATTGGGGTACTACGCAAGCCCTAACGCTAAAACAAACAAGCGCGAATATATCTGCAACTAACCCAGAATATCAGACCACAGTTTTAGTTAATAACACTACAGACATTAACGGCGCTGTTGGCGATATTTCTACACAGAGCATTACATTTACTTGTAACTCACCTATTGTTGTAGACACCACACCATAACTAAAACAAAGGGGCAACAATGGCAAAACTAAAAATAACAAGGGCAGACGGCAGCGTAACTGAGCATAAGATTACGCCCCGTATTGAGTATGCCTTTGAGCTGTATGCAAAGAAAGGTTTTCACAAAGCCTTTAGAGATGATGAAAAGCAAAGTGACGTTTACTGGCTAGCTTATGAGTGCCTACGCACTAGCGGCGAAGTAGTAAAAAGTTTTGGGGCAGAGTTTCTAGAAACCTTAGCTAAAGTTGAGGTACTAGATGATGACCCTTTGGAATAGTGGGGCGCGGTAGCTTTGGCTATCTAATCGCACAAATTGCGGTAGAGACAGGCATAGCGCCCCAGTATTTATTAGACTTAGATGATGTAATGTTTAAGAATATATTAAAGGTTTTAACAGACAGAGCTAAGGCGGTGCAAGATGCCAACAGAGTTAAGAGGCGCTATTGAAGCGCGCAAAGCTCTAAAAAAGTTTGAGCCCGATTTAGCAAAAAGCATACAAAAAGAAATGGCTACTTTGCTAAAACCTATTGCTAAAACAGCACAAGGTTTTATACCTAGCACAGTTTTAAGCGGCTGGTCTAAGCCTTTATCTAGTGAGGCAATAAATTATAGGCCGTTTCCTAAATTTGATTTAAGCGCTGCTAAAAAAGGCATAGGTTATAGAACTAGCCCTAGCAAGCCTAATAAAAATGGGTTTAGAGCTTTAGCGCGCATAGTAAATACCAGCGCTGCCGGCACAATATACGAAACTAGCGGGCGCAAAAACCCACAAGGCAGGCCACAGGGCAACACTAAAGATAGCTCACAAAGCCTAAACCCTAACGCTGGTAAACAATTTATAGATGCGCTAGATGCTACAGGGCGCATAGTAGATGCTAACAATATGACGGGGGCAGGGCGTAAGTCTAATAAAATGAAAGGCCGCGCTATTTATAGAGCGTGGGCTGAAGACGGCGGCAAGACTAATGCAGCTGTGTTAAAAAGCATACAAAAAACTAAAGATTTATTTAATAAAAATATGGCACAGGTACGCTAATGGCTGTAGACCCACAAGTAGTAGTAAATATAGCCTCTGAGTTTACAGGTAAAAAAGCGTTTAACGAGGCGGGTAAAGCTACCTCTAAATTAGACAAGAATATAAAAAACTTAGCTAAAGGTTTATTAGCAGCGTTTAGCGTTAGGGCTATAGTCAATTTTGGCAAAGAGTCTGTAAAAGCATTTCAAGATGCAGAAAAAGAAGCGGCGCAATTACGCACGCAGCTAGACTCATTAAACTTAGGTTTTGCTGCCCCGTTTATAGGGCAGTTTATAGACAAGTTAGCCCTAGCTACAGGCAAGGCAGGCGGCGAGCTCAACGCCGCGTTTATTAGCCTTTCACAAGGTACGCAAAATGTTACAGATGCACAAAAATTATTAAACGTTGCTTTAGATGTAAGCGCTGGTACGTCTACAGATTTAAAGACAGTAACTACAGCGTTACAACGCGCTTATTTAGGTGATGTAAACGCTTTAGCACGTTTGAGAATTGGCTACACTACAGCTAATTTAGCAGGGCGTGATTTTGATGAGGTTTTAACAGAGATAACAAAAAAGTTTAAGGGCTCATCTAGTCAAGCTGCCGACACTTTAGCAGGCAAAATGGCTAGGCTATCGGAAGCTACAGAGCAGGCTAAAGAAGCATTTGGCGCAGGCTTTGTAAAAGGTTTGGAAAATAGCGGGGCGGCTGTAGAGGATTTACAAAAAGACGTAATAAGTTTAGGTGATGCGTTTGGCTATGCAGCCGGTCAAGCTACAGGTTTCTTTTCACAGACTTTTAACGATTTAATAAAGTTTTTTGAGACAGATGAAGGCGCTATAGCACAATTTGCGCGTAGTCTTATTAAATCGCAGGGTGAGGTAAATCGTAAAAATGAAAAGGCTAACAGCGCGGCACTACGTGCCCGTAACGCAATTTTAAAAATAGAGGCAAAAAATCTAACCACGTTAAAAAATTCAACTAAAGAAAAAGAGTTACAAGCCAAACTAGACAAAGCTGCCCTAGCACTTGGAAAAGGTATAGATGTATTTGACCTAGACAAAATACAGGTACAGGCAGCGCTACTAGCTAAGCAAGATGAAATAAACAAACTAGGGGCTAACGCTACAGACCAGCAAAAACTACAGCTAGCTAATGACCTAACCCGCCTATCTATAAAAAAGACTATGGCAGAGCTTGAAGATGCTATAGCTGTAGCACAAGCGGCAACTACAGAAAAAGAAAAAGAATTGGCAATGATAGAGGTACAACGCCTAGCTAAAAAACTAAATATGGATTTAGAAGTTTTAGGTGTAATGCAAAAACAAAACTTTGTATTAAAAGACATAGAAAAAATCTATGACAAGTTTATGCCTAAATCGCTTATAGACTTAAAAAACTTGCAAGATGCTTTAGAGTTATTGCTAAAAATGGCAGGGCTAAAGTTTAACCCAGTTATCGTAGGCCCTGGTCCTGGTCCTGGTCCTGGTCCTGGCCCTGGTCCTGGCCCTGGTCCTGGCCCGGGTCCTGGTCCTGGCCCTGGTCCTGGTCCTGGTCCTGGCCCTGGTCCTGGCCCTGGTCCTAATC